CAATATATTTTATTTGATATGCCTGCTCACAGATCTTTTTTAGAAGATATAGGATTCAAAAAATATAAATCTTATAAAGGTTGGAGAGCTTTAAACGGATATTTAAAACAAAGAGAAGATACAAATAAAGTTTATCTTTATCCTAACCTGGATCAATATGCGCTGCTTGAGAAGCTTCGAAGTCTGCCGCCAGAAGAATTGGCTGAAATAAAAAAGAAACCAGATCAATTACGTTATCCTTGGATGTTAAGAAGTGTTAACTAGCCAAGCTATTGAAAAACAACTCAATGTAGAAAGAAATATTATTCGTATTTTGGATGACGCTGCTTATGCAGAGAAGTTCTTATCTAAACCTAACAACAAGCGATCTCCATCAATGTTTCAGCTTATTGAAAAAACCTGCGGCTATACTCCGTATGAAATAGAAGATTATGGGTATCATGTTAATAATAAATTAAAATTAAGAGCAACACCAAGACAAATGACACATTACAATTTGGCAATAGATTTCCTTTTAGAAGTTAAAGATGACATATCGGATGATCCTGTAACTGATCGAAAGATACTTTGGTTGAGAGCTAACAGAATTAAATGGTCAACCTTATCTAAAATGTTTGGCAAACACCGAACAACTGTTAAAAGAATGTATGAGAAAGTCCTCTCAAGATTGGCTACTAAGATTAATGGTAAGCACCTTGACAAATACGACAAAAACTTTAATTAATTTAAATATCATAAAATAAAAATATATTTTTCTAAACATATTATTATCCTAGAGTAGACAAATAAGACAGAATCGTTATTAAATTGAAATATCCTCAAATAAATATTTTTTATTCAACACATATTACTATCCTAGCCTAGACAAATAAGAGAAGAGCTGTAAAATCATATATTGTAGGAAGGTTCGCAATAGAATTATTCTGTTCTAAAGTTTATTCTTTTTTCTCTTTTTTTCTTTTCCATCAACTAGAGCAAAGACATGAAATATAAATTACAATGTCAAAGTAAGACAAGACAATCTAATTACACAGTTCAATGTAATGGTGTGGGTATAGTTTGCAAGAATGGACGTATTCGTTGCAAAAATCATGCTGGTAAATCCACTGGACCAACTAGTAAAGCTGGTAAACTCAAGTCTGCGCAAAATATTAAAAACTATAATGACAAAAGAAATTCAATTAACAACAACACTGAAACACAAACTGCTTAAATCAGTTATGTCTGGTACTCCTTTATCTAAAGTATGTAAGGATGAGGATATGCCTAGTCTTTCCAAGGTTTATTCTTGGATTGCCAAGCTTCCTGACTTTGCTAAAGATTTGGTTCAAGCACGAAGATGTGGCGCACAATCCTACATCGACCAGGCTATTGAAGCTTTGGACACAGCTGACAATTCTAATATTCATGTAGTTCGTGAGAAAGCCAACATGGCACGATGGATGGCTTCTAAACTTATTCCTGTCTATGGTGATAAACAACAGATCCTTCAAGATACAAGAATAGAAATCAGTTGGAAAACACCAGATGAGAAAGAGATGAAGAGTGTTAATAGTTCGGTAGCATGAACACAAACAAACAGAGTTCTCGCGTCATGGAGTTAGGATAATCTAATAATTCACCAAGCATTCACCGCTTGCTTAAATAAATGTTGAGTAAGTAGGTAGAGTAGTTGATGGTTTATCAATTATCGTTAAAAGCTGGCGGAAAATATTATTTTTTTACAGAGGTACCATACCCCAAAAAGTGGTCGCCAGAGGCTAATACGTTAACTATCGGACCACCACACACACAAATGAACAAAGCAATAGATTTTATATTAAGCATGATCGAAACTTCGAGTGCCAAACTTCATAGCTGGTCTTGGAATAAAAGATGGTGCAACAGAGATAAAGGTTATGGATATAAGAGAAAAGTTTAAAGACATAGAAGCAATTTCCATGGGTTCGAATGAAAGTCTTGTTGTAAGTTTTCACGGATTTCAGGATCGAGCTGAAGTAAAAGAATTTGCTGAATTTATCTTTGCTAAGATTAAAATGAGTTACTCTTCATTAGAGAAGCCACCAACTATTCATTAGTGAACCAAGAAGAAATTGAACAAAGGCTTTGGCAAAACTTGCAAAAGTGGAGTTTGCAAAAAAGAACAAAACTCTACAATAACGATTGTTTAAAAGTTCTTCCAACTTTGGAAAGTAAAAGCGTTGATTTAGTTTTAACCGATCCGCCTTATGGCACAACCGCTTGTAAGTGGGATAGTATAATTCCTTTTGACTTAATGTGGAAAGAGTTAAAAAGAATTATTAAAAATAAAGGTTGCATAGCTTTATTTGGAAGTGAGCCATTTAGCAGTTGTTTAAGAACATCAAATATTAAATGGTTTAAATACGATTGGATTTGGTTTAAAAGTATTAAAACTGGTTTTCAATTAGCCAATAAAAGACCATTAAAACAACATGAAATAGTATCAATATTTTCAAAAACACAAAGTAATTACAATCCACAAAATTTAAAAATTTATAACAAAATTAATAAAAGAGGTAATATTGGAAAAAATTGGTCTAAATTAAAATTAGACAATTATATTCAACATTTTACTAATTATCCAAGTAGTGTTTTAAAGTTTGACAGTTTAGGTAAAAAATATCATTCAACACAAAAGCCAGTAGCTTTATTGGAATACTTAATCAAAACCTATACCAAAGAAAACGATACGGTTTTAGATTTTACTATGGGATCAGGCTCTACTGGTGTTGCTTGTAAAAAGCTAAATAGAAATTTTATAGGTATTGAGTTTGATAAAAACTATTTTGAAATAGCAAAAAATAGAATTAATGAAAATAACAATTCCTTATAAACCAAGAGTGCAGCAAAACTTTCTGCACCAGAATTTATTGAATTATAGATACGCATTACTGCTTTGTCATAGAAGGTTTGGCAAAACGACAATGTGTTTAAATCACATTATTCGAGAAGCTTTATTAAATAAGAATCATCAACCAAGATACGCATATTTAGCACCAACTTATAAACAGGCTAAGAGCATTGCTTGGGATTTTTTAAAATTTTATGCTGGGAAAATTCCTGGCGTAAAATTTAATGAAACAGAATTACGATGCGATCTTCCAAATGGAAGTCGTATTACTTTACTGGGTGCGGAGAACTTTGAGAACCTTAGAGGTTTGTACTTTGACGGTGTTGTCATTGATGAAACAAGTCAAATTTCTGCATCGCTGATCGAAGAGATTTTAACACCTTCTCTTTCAGATCGTAAAGGCTTTATGTATCTCGTAGGTACACCGCAAGGTATGAACAACATTTTCTACGAATACTATTTAAAAGCTCAAGGCGACAAGAATTGGTTACTCTATACTGCTAAAGTTAGCGACACAAAAATCGTGGACCAGGAAGAGCTAGACCATGCCTTATCCTTAATGGGTGAGGCAAAATATAATCAAGAGTTTGAATGCTCTTGGGTAGGAAATATACCTGGAAGTATTTATTCAGATGAGATTGTAGATTTAGAAGATAATAAACGATTAACGTCTATTCCTTTTGATCCTTCTCATGAAGTTCATACCGCCTGGGATATTGGTTACAATGATGATACGGCAATTATTTTCTTTCAAGATATTGGAAGTCAAATAAATATTATTGATTGCTTTTCTGATCATAATCAACCATTTCCTTATTATGCTGAGATCCTAAAAGAAAAACCGTATTCGTATGGTTATCATTTAGCTCCGCATGACATTGAAGTCAGTGAATATTCTTCAGGTAAAACTAGAAGAGAAGTTGCTTTTCAACATGGAATTAAATTTCGTGTATCACCAAAAACATTATTGGACGATGGTATTCATTGTGTCAAAATGATTTTGCCGAGATGTAAAATAGATACTGATAAATGTAAACCGTTAATTGATGCGTTAAGACATTATCATCGAAAATACATAGAAAAAGACAGAGTTTTTAAAACCAAACCTGTTCATGACTGGAGTTCTCATTTTTGCGATAGCATGAGAATTTTAGCGACAGGATTTGAAGAACGTAAATATCAAAGTGCAAATCGCCAACGAACAGCAATAAGTGAGTATAAAATTATATGAGTTTTTTAATGCCAAAAATGCCTTCACCTCCAGCGCTAGTCCAACCAGATATAAAGGATGTGCCTAACTATGATGATGAAGATAGAAAAAAAGCAGAACGTGAAGCTTTAGAAGAAAGCGAAAGAAAACGTAGAGGCAGAAGAAGTACCATCTTAACTGGCGGTAAAGGCTTAACAACTGAAGCCGAAACATATCAAAAAAGTTTACTAGGAGGATAAATGGGTGGATTTTCACCAGCTAAAATATTTAAACCAAAACCTAGACCTGTTGCACCTCGTGTCCAGAAGGAAGCGGTACAAGCTGCTCCGACTGGTCCAACGG